TCATAGGTGACAGCCATCTGAGGGTCATCATTTGCACGGCCAAAATTACGCTGGTAGGCGCTGACGTAGATCATTGAGGCCATGATCATCACATCCGGCAAGTTCAAACTGATAAACGTAGTTGAACTTGGCAGCGCAGCAGTCCCTATCGTAGTTGCAGGAGCCGCAGTTGTAGCAACCGTAACCGTTGTCGGGCCGGTCACAGTCACTGTGAACGTGGCGTTCCACCCAATAGGGTAGAAATTGTAAAGGGTGATCGTATCGCCAGTCGTAAGTCCATGGGCGGATGAAAACGTGATCGTGGCGTATTCTGCGGATATCACAGGCGGCAGATAGCCAAGCGACTGAGGTCGATATGTTCCAACGATTTCAACGGCATAGCTCGCGTCAGGATATGGCCCAACCAAGAACGTGTAATCGTCAAATGGCACCCAATATTGAGGGAGGCTACGATTTGCAGGCAACCCAGATCCATAGCATGCGTCTAGAAACTCTTTTGTCGTAGGCAAGAGAGGGACACGATTTCCAAGATCTGGATTACTAGTCCCTGCTGGCGTAATTACGTTGATCTGCTCTGGGACAACCAACGTGCCGTAGGGAAATGTATCAGCGTTAACATTCAAAACTCGACTTCCAGCAGTCAAGCTATATGCAATGGATGACCCAGAAGTAAACAGGAAGTCGAGATCCCGATACATGCGGTTTTCGGCATAGGTGATCATCTGGGTCAGGATGTTCTGAAACGCAGAATCAGTCGGTTGGACAACCGCCATTGTAGAGATTTGAGTGACATACTGAGCGTAATTCAGGCCGGTGGTCATGTCAGGAACTCCAAGACGCTGCGACTATACCACCACAAGCTTGCTTACGCCATACCGGTTGCCTTTGACTTGACTTCCGCAACCCTACTCGCCCACCCTTTGCCAAACGTCTCAAAGGTAGATAGTCGTTTCAAAAAATCTAATCGCATGTCACAAAGGACATCGACCACTTCTTCGGGGTCACAGGCCATGATTGCCTCAAGAGATTTGGGGCCGATGATGCCGTCAACAGGCACCCCCGCGATCTCTTGCAGCCATTTTGCTGCCCGACTAACCCCTGAGTTGACCGCTAAATCAAAAGTAGCGTAATCAACCCCATTGGGGAGTTGATCACCCTTGATCTTGTCCCAGTACATGGCCCGGTAAAAAGGTTTTATTACCGTAGGTGTCAGCCTTCGCATATCTGATTCAGTAACAGTACGCACCAACCATGTTTCCCAAGCGCGCTGTGTGACACCAAAATTTGTAGTTCCCCCCGGATCTTTCGGGTTATTTACAAATCCACCCTCATGCTGAAGAACAAGCTGAAAACATTTTTCAAAGTTGTCCTTCACCGGGCAACTCCCTTAACTTTCTCAAGTGTGCGAAGCCCTCCCATGCCAAGCATCGCAAAGACAAGCTGCCACATAGTATCATCCAGCTTAGGTGGTGCAGCAGGATGAAAACCAGCACAGAGGGCAAGCCAAACAAAAATGGGTGCCGCTACATACTGGTAAGCTAGAGCTAGGCCGCATGTCCATCCGATAAATGGACGCCAGCCGCTCACGAACACGTTGGGGTTTGCCGCTTCTACGGCGTTCACATCGCTCTGAGCCTTGTCCCAAGCCAGAAGGCTGTCCCGCAACGCGGTTTCTGCCTTAGCTTTGGCTTCCGGGTCAGGAACGAACTTATCAAGAACCCTCATACCCGCCGCGATGGCGTCATCAATTCCAAAGCTCATTTGTCAGCCTTTCCATCTAACTTGTCATAGATGCGCTGGAACATTGTCTCAATGTGGTCCATACGTTTGTCTAGATCGTCTTTGCGAACATAGTTTACTGGCATATCAACTTCAATTTTGTGAAGGTCAAGTTTAAGGGCTTGAACTGCTTCCCATAATTGTCGAGCAAACCACCCAGCAAGAGCAAGGAAGGCCCCAAAGATCATGTTAACTGTTGATTGATCCATGGGGCCGATCCTCATTATTCAGCCGCTATAGCGGGTTGGACTGCGTACTTCCCAAACATCTTAGCAAATGGCGTTCTTCCAGCAAACATATATGATTCATCTATGACCTTAAGATGATCAGGCCACATTGAATCCCACATGTGAACTACGTAAGCATTCAATAATTCAGGGATGATGCTATCTCCATCATCTTCTAGGATACGGGTATCATGCCAATCAAATGGCAAAAACTTCTCCATATCGACAAGAGTCATGAGACCAGGGTGTTTTTTGTAGATCTCAACGGGGAGGCAGACCACATGCCAACCCCAGATGCCTTTACGCAGGCCGTCAGCTAGTTCGCTCAACCATATTTTAACGAACTCTGATTGCGGCCTTGCCAAGATAGTAGCCGCGCTGAACGAATGATCTGGATAGCGGGTTGATGCTGAAACATCCCCCACAAACCCAGCCATGACGCAATCATCGGTCAAGAACTCAGTAAGCGGTTTAGTTAAGATGGCATCGGTATCAAGATAGATTCCACCCTCATCACGCAAAACCTGTAGTCTTACGATATCGGCCTGATATTGAGGAAAATCATTAAGGGATACTCCTTCGTACTCAGTTGGGGCAGATATTTTCCTAAAATGGACATAAGGCTTGATGGCTTCCCAATGAGGGTTATTCGTGGGTTCTTCATTGTAATAGAAGTTGATAGCATCCGGCTTCTGCACATCATACGCCGCTTTTACAGCGAGATAATTGATGAAACTAAAGTCTCTAGATTTTGAGCCAGTAAAGTGCATCATATGAATGATATTGGGAATACCCGCAACATGGTGAGCCTTTGATGGTTCATCGCCCCGATAGTAGCAAAGGTTTGTCATCAACCGCGCATCATGTGGGTTCAAATCAATAGCAATTTGCCCTTGTTTAACCGCGACATCCTTCAGGCCGATGAACCATGCGGCAAGCGCAGCCGTATCGTGAAGCTTGTAACCCCAAACTTCAGGGTCACATGTGTACACGGCATCACGATTTACAATCTTCAAAGCTCGAGTAGCATACGCATAGCATTCTTCCCATCTTTGCTGGGCATGCATAAGATTGGCTAATTGGAACCATGGCTCGCGTGTATTTGGAGCCTCAGACGAGGCCATCTGATATGCCTTCTCCGCTTCCGCAAAGTTGCCCAGATGCTCGTAGCAAGACCCAATGACTCGATAGGCATAGCAACGCTCGTTCTCCCATGTAGCTCCGGGTAGGGCTAGGTACGACTTGCAGGCATTAATTGACTCTTGCCAACGCTGGTTGAAGCTAAGTTCACGCGCATAATAAAACGCATTTCGGGGGCATAGTGGGTCTTCTTTCACCGAAAGAGCCAACAGATCTATGTAGTACGTGCGGCTCTTTGTTGGATCTGGGAGGTGAACAACAAGCAGGGTGTCTACTTGCCCCCATACCTCTTGGATGCGCCCATCTGGGCGGGGATACTCATGGCAAGGATGGTGCCACATATAACCGTGTTTGGCATGGATTTTTTCATAATAGTATTTGATACCACCCCCCCAGTCATAGAGATAACGGAGGCGTGTTGTCACCCCAAACTTCCACGCACGTTCTACTTCTTCTCGCCATCCTGGCGTAAGAACCTCATCGATATCCAAGCTGATGCAGATGTCCACATCGCTGGGCACCAGCGCCAATGCTGCGTTGCGAGCCAAGTCAAAGCGCCAGGGGCTGATGCTAATATGATGAACAACCGCTCCATGCTTAACGGCCTCTTCTGGTAATCCATCTGTGCTTCCCGTGTCGGCAATGAGGATGAGATCTGCATCAATTGCGGATTCGCAGAACCTTTGAACAAAGTGAGCTTCATTCTTGCTGATGGCGTAGACACAGATCTTTGGCTTGATGGTATGCTTTGACCAGATGTAGACACCGATGTATCCGTCCAGATGAACCAAAGTTGGGGTGCCAAACGTGACCTGAACCTGTTCATCTAGCCAGTTATCAGTGACGTGGGTCTCATATGGATTGCCCTCACACTCACCCTGCGGATGATGCCCAAGAGGGATGCGCACCACCACAGTGTCAGCACATGCCTTAAGCTTTTCCAAAAGCTGTTTGGCTTCATGAGCAGTCATATGCTCAAGCACGTCACCGGCAAAAGCTACATCATAGTATGCGACGGGCTCCCATGTACGAGCATCTTCAACATAGAGGCTGCTGTAGAGACTGGTAAGGCCATATGCCTCAACATAGGGTTCCCAGATTTCTACACCCGTCCAGTGAGCGTCTGGGAACATTTTAGCGTAGGTGCCGCAACCGCACCCAATATCCAGCATCTTCTGGCGTGGAAGCCTAGACACGATATCTTTGATATAGCGTTTACCGCTTTCTGAACTTACCGGCATATCATCCCCCTATGATGAAGTGACAATATACACGAAGGTCATGTGATGATCCAGCCAAATGAGCGGGTAGGACTAGAGCCCGGAGGCGCTGTAAAAATCCAACCCGTGTTGTTGCCACCATTGGTTGAGTTTGCACCAGCATACCAAGTAAGGGTGCTAGGCGTTGCCGTTGAACGTGAAATAGACAAATAGTCGGCGCTGACTGTACCAGACAGCTTTGTGAGTGTGTGATTCGCTGCGGTTACGCTGCCTATCGTGACAAGATTTCCTGCGGTTCCCCTGACATTCCAATTGGTGACGGTTGTAGTTGTGGCGGCGGTAAATGTAAACGTAGTTGGTTGAACGCCATTGGCGATGGTAGTAAACGTATTGCTTCCGGTAATTGTTAACGCGCCAGCACCATCATTTGACAGAATGCAGTTATAAGTAGCTCCTCCACCAACAAATGTTTTAGCAGATGCGGAGGTCATACTGATTTTTGCTGTGGCTGATCCGGTTACTGTCAAATTAGTAATGTTGGATGCACTGAAAGCAGTTGCGCCCGAACCTGTTAATTTAAGAGTACCTGTCCCTAATGCCAACGTGCGAACATTTGCGTTGCTGTTGGCAAAAGTTGTAGTAGTAAAAATATAGCTAGCAAGATCAAGTGTTCCAGCCGTAAATGTGTATGCGCCAGTAGAATTATCTGCGCCTTGTGTAAGGGTTCCACTTGTATGTGTAAATGCAATAGCGGTGCTAATGCTTTTTGCAATTATAGAACCTGTCGTCATTGTGATGGATGACGCGCCAGAAATGGTTTTGCTATTTCCGTCAAATGTTCCATTAGTAAGCACTAACGCTTTTCCACCTATTCCCAATGCGTCGGCAAGCTGTACAGTTCCGCCAATGCCATTGATGGTTACTGGTGCTGCAAGCGTTGCCCCATTTGTTGTGATAATTTGCGTTCCAGAAGTTGCACCAAATACGATAGCACCTGTTGTTCCACCAGCTATTGATATGGTGGATGAAAGCGTTAAAGACCCATAAATTGTGCTTGAAAGTGTTCGAGTAACCCATGTGCCCGTGAACCCGCTAAAGTCTACATTTCTAGCTGTTTCCCCAGAGTTTGCTAAAAAAGACAAACCAGCAGATGGGGAGCTTCCAAAAACAAAAGATATGCTATTAGCTTCAGAAAGGGCTCCAACCGTCATTGTTAAAGTTGTTGACGGAGTATTGTTAATGTTAGCAATAGGTGTTCCTGTGGAAGTGAACCCCGTGATTGCCGACATATTCCACGGAGTTGCAGAAGTTCCGGTGCATGTTATGTTTCCGGTTCCAAACGCCAAAGTACGAGTAGTGCTATTGCTAGAAGTGAAAGCACCCATTGTAAGAGTATAACTTGCAAGATTTAATGTTGTTCCTACAAAATTAAATGTTCCCGAAAATATATTTGGGCCACCTTGCGTCAAGGTTCCGCCGTTTTGAATAAAACCTGTTGTTGCATTAATATTTTTTATTACCATAGAACCGCTGGCTGTCGTAAACGTCCCCATTCCAGAAATTGATTGATTATTTCCATCAAACGTCCCGTTTCGCAATGTCAACGTATTGCTTGCGTCCATTGCGAAAGCAGATAGAAGCTGCCAAGAACCCCCAACGCCGTTAAGTGTGACGTTTGCGTTTATTGTTGTCCCGTTTGTCGTTATTGTTTGAGCAGTAGTAGCGTTGAAAGTGATGGCTCCCGTAGAACTCCAAACGGTCCCAGAAACCAAAGACATTGATCCGCTAATAGCAAGCGTTGGCGCAGTGCCAGTGGCAAAAGTCACCGTTCCAGCCGAAACAGTTATATTTCGGCAAAGAAGTGCGCCTGTCATTGTGACGGTATAGGTAGACACAGAACTAAAAACAACATCATCAGCAGCAGTCGGAACCTGTGCGGGAGACCATACTGCGGTAGTGGTAGTGTCCCATGTCGCTGTTCCACCAACCCAAGTAAGCGTTGCCATCAGGTCCTCGTGACAGTGAGGGAAATGGTCACACGAGTAACAGTCGTCGCGCTGTTCACATTGTAGCGCAGCACATCATTTGCACTGATCGCTGTCGTCCACCCAGTAAGGGTAGAGCTAGTTGCGCTCTGGGCGGAAGTGATCGTAGGCGGTGCAGATCCTACAATAGAATCGGCAACAGTTGGCGGATAGTTTGCCAATGTATCTTTCCAGACGGCAACAACAATTGAACCTGTTTGATCCGCCATCAGTGTCCAAGACGTGATCGTGCAGCCAAAGGGAATTTGAAGATCCCCCTTCGGGCCGGTTGTGATTGCGCTACCGCCGCCATCAATGATGAACTCGATGCCAGCCGTGACATTTGTCGTCGCTCCAGTCGGACCAGTGGGGCCAGTAGATCCAGTTGGGCCAGTGGAGCCTGTCGGACCAGTGGAGCCTGTCGGACCAGTAGGACCAGCAATTGCAGATGCTGCCCCAGTGGGGCCTGTTAAGCCAGTTGGGCCTGTGGGGCCGGGAACAGTTGATGTAGCCCCCGTGGGGCCGGTGGCTCCAGTTGGGCCTCCGGGGGCACCATTAGCACCAGTGGGACCAGTAGGTCCAGCTATAGTTGAATTAGCACCGGTTGGACCAGTGGAGCCCGTTGGACCAGTAGGCCCTGCAACTGTAGAATTAGGGCCTGTGGGGCCAGTTGTCCCCGTTGGGCCAGTAGGGCCAGCAACTGTTGAATTTGCCCCCGTAGCGCCAGTAGGGCCGGTGGAACCAGTCGGGCCAGTTGAACCTGTAGGTCCGGTTGCTCCCGCGCCAGTAGCACCGGTTGGGCCGGTGGGGCCTCCGGGTGTACCTTGCTGACCTGTTGGGCCGGTCGATCCCGTTGAGCCCGTAGGACCTGTCGCACCTGTCGGACCCGTAGCGCCAGTAGGGCCGGTGGAACCAGTCGGGCCAGTATTGCCGGGGTTCCCAATAGAGCCTGTTGGGCCTGTATTGCCAGTCGGACCAATAGGACCTGTAATGCCTTGTGGTCCAATTGATCCTGTCATGCCAGTCGGGCCGGTCGTACCAGTGGCTCCCGTAGGGCCGGTTATACCGGTAGGACCAGTAGCTCCGGGTGCCCCTACGCCTGTCGCACCGGTAGGGCCGGTAGGACCAGTCGGGCCAGTCGGGCCAGTTGCCCCAAATCCAGTTGCGCCTGTTGGGCCGGGTGTTAGCCCAGATATAGAATTTACGTTAGTGCGGCGAGATACGCCATTCTGGACGATCTCAATCTGCTCATCACCACTGATGCTAGTAGCCACGGGCAGATTTGGGATTTGGATGTTCGCCATTACAAAAACCCCTGAGCCCTTCTAGCTACCATACTGTTGAGCAGTTCAGTTGCCAGAATATACGCTAATTCTGCGGCTTCGTCACCTATACCCTTATGCTCTCTGGTTGACCAGATACTTCACCTTCATAGATGTCCTATGCAACTGAGTTGTGGCCCCCGAAGAAGTGGTGATCTTAAGTGCTAGATTATTCGCTGCTTTGAATAGAGCAATCGCAGTGTTTGTAACATCATATGTGCTTGCCCCAGAAATAGTGGAGGGTGGTCCATAGTCAGCAAAGTTGATGCGGGTTTGATAGGTATAAGTTTGGGCAGTACCCGGCGCGTTTGTGACTTGCACGGAATACCCAAAGATCAACCCATCCTTTGGCGCGATGAACGTTGGGGCCTCAACTGAGTTGATGCCATTTGCGGTGAAGAACGACGTTGTTGATGGGGCAACACCTGTCGCGCTGCCAGAATACAGAAGATCATACGAGTCAAAATCTACTGTTGCGGTTGTATCGACAAACATCAAAGAACCAGCTATCCAACCAGAGGTTGCGGTAGCATATGGGGTTCCATCGCAATACCAAGAACCAACTTTTGCGAATGATGTGCCGGATATTGATATATCAAAAGCTGACCCAGATGTGTAAAAAGTTGACGGGGATGTTGCCCATGGAGGAATTACACCAACAAGCTGCGTTTGAATCCCATCCATGTAGATATTGTAGCACGAAGTAGCTATGTCAAAACCAATTCGGCACGTCCCAGCAAAACAACCTAAAAATGATATTCGGTCGCACGAACCCGTGCACTGATACGCACTTCCAGACACGGAATCGCCAAAACAATTTACCAAGTTGGTAAGATTGGCGTCGGTGAACTGGAATGCAATTTCCATACTTTCCATGTCCACATTTGTGATCATGTGGCCGCCAAAAGCAATGGTTGACCCTGTGCTAATGATCTGAAAGCCGACAACGCCGGGCTTGGGACCGTCTATTCCTACCGGATATCCGCAGAATCCGCGAATGTTGGAGAACGTGCATGTGTTGACATTCATGCCAACCAAAATGCCGCGAGATTCAAATGTATCAAACCGCAGATTGTTGAATATGCCACCCTTCGTCTCGCTGGCCGTGCCGCCAATGTAGATCGGGATAATCTGGTTGACGAAATTGCAGTTTTGAACTGTCGGATATTCTGCGGCATCCACGCGAATGAACCCATGAGCGTAGTCATTCGGAAGGTTACTATTGCCGTCCCTAAAAACGCCATCATATAGCGCCGGGACAAATCCTGTCAATTTGAACCCGTAATTTGCACCATAGGCCAAATCAATAATGGAACCATTGAAATAGATGGTTTGATGATTGCCGACATCAACATTCTTCAACTTGTAGATGCCGAATGGGACGTTGACCGTATGGTTAGCAGCAAGAGCGGCTATGAACGCGGCGCTAGAATCGGCCACGCCAGTAGGATCGGCACCAAAGTCTTGAACATTAGCAATGTCAGTTATGTAGAGGCCTGAACCGTTGCCTGATCCGCCAAGAGAAGTCGCATTCAGGGAACTGAGATTTTTGGTTCTGTAGCCATATCCCGTGTTGCTGACGGCAGATGAGCCGACACCAAACAATACGCCGCCATCAAGTGCCGCAAAGCCGTCGATTCCACTGGTATTGGCCGTAGCCGCAGTGATATCGATGACACCATTGTACTGAGCCAGATACCCGTAACCATAATTATTGTAGCAAACACTACTATTGGCATTGATATAGCTTCCAGAGCCCATGGCATAGTAGCCATTCAAGCCGTTGGAATACGAATTGGTACCCGTCCCACCAGTGGCGATGATTGCCTCTATTACGCCACCCTCTGCCGCCCAGAACCCATAAGCGCCATTTTGGAACGACAGGGCAGAGTGCGCCCACATGGAACCATTGGTAAGGGCTAGAAAGCCAGACTTGTTGTTTTGATGCGATGACGAATAGTCGGCATTAAGAAAACCGCCACCTTCTGCCGCAAACCCGTTGCCAAGATCAATCCCAGTGGCAATATGCGCCGTGTAATAGGCTTCACAAGACTGAGCATCAATCGTTCCATCGGCATAAGCATGGAACGCAACATCGCCAGCATTGGCAACAACTACACCCGCATCGCAGCGGATTGAGCCACCATAGGTAGCTTGTACCCCGTAGTAGTATTTGTTAATTCGGACGGCACTGCCAACACGAATTGTTGATCCAGTTCCAGCCCTGATAGCAGCGCCATAGCAGTTCGCATTCCAAGTTGCATACGCAGTCCAACCACCGACGCCGTTAATAGTGACGCCATTTATAAGGAATAAGCGAGCGCCACGAAGCAATTGGAATCCGCAAGCGAAATTAGCAGTATTGAAATTCAAAATCACATTGGCGGGTGTGGTTGTGTTGCCAAGAATTTGAAACTTGTCACCATATGGAGATGAAAAGTTGATTGTGGTGACAGCATTGTAGGTAATTTGCGCGGCATTATAAGTGCCATCTGCTAAGTTGATGCTGACGAAACCCGAGCCAAAGTAGGTTTTGGACTCACAGAAATCTACAGCATCCTGAATTGTGGGGAATGATACAGGGCTAGTGACTGTGGGGGCAACATAGATGTTGAGGAAAGACGTAATTGGCCCAACAGGAAGAACCATCGCTCCATACTTGAAGTTACCAGTTCCAGTCCAACTTTTGATATCCTGAATAAGCGCAAAGTTAGTGACCTTAAATGTCCCATCAGGGAGAACTTTAGCGCCAGCAGCGGCGGCATTTTGACAAGCAACGGTATCATCTGCGCTTCCATCGCCCACAGCACCAAAATCATAGACGTTAAGGCCATCGGAGAAGTGGCTCCCCAATGTGCGGGTAGTTGATCCACCCGTGGCAAGCGCAGTGGAGGGCGTAACCAATGCTGTCAGGGCCGTTCCGCTAAACGTCATAGCCGACGACCCAGCCAAAACACCAGCGTTGTTGTACTGCACCTGAGTTGGCGATCCGCCGATGGCAGGAGTTGCCCCAGTGGGACCTGTCGCCCCAGTAGGCCCTGCAACCGTTGAATTTGCACCAGTAGCCCCAGTTGGTCCGGTTGCGCCAGTGGGGCCTGTGGTACCGGTGGGTCCTGCAACAGTAGAATTTGCGCCAGTTGGACCCGTAGGACCAGTGCGACCAGTAGGTCCAGTGGGTCCTGCAACGGTGGAGTTTGCTCCCGTAGCCCCAGTTGGCCCTGTAGGACCATTAGCTCCGGGGGCTCCGTTGATGTTTATAGACCACGCAGTAAATGGGCCAGTAGAACCCGGCGTCACCGCAGTTGTGACATTAACCTGAAGAGCAGTTCCGCTGTAAGATATAACCGTCCCAATCATATAATAATTGGAAGGATCAGAAGTGAGGGCGATGATTAGCTGTTGGCCGGGCGTATATGCAAGACCGGAGCTAACAACAGGGTTTTTTGTTCCCGTAGTGATGGACAGTGAAGTACTGCTGGTTGTGTTGTAAATACCGCCTGCCAACCCAGTTGGACCAGTAAGCCCGGTAGGGCCAGTTGCACCAGTTGGACCTGTTGCTCCCGTTGGACCGGCAACAGTTGAGTTTGCACCGGTAGGACCAGTAGGACCTGTTCCAGTAGGGCCAGTTGGCCCAGTTGAACCAGTAGGGCCTACAAGGCCCGTGTTAATTGCACCCTCAAGAGTGGTGAAGTTTGCATCCAACTCAGACAGCGGGATTGGACCAGTTTGACCACCAAAGGTATAGGGAACAGTCACGGTCATCTTTATTCTCCTGTCCACTGGATAGCAGAGCCGGTGTTGTTCAACCAACTCACATTATTTCCAGCGTTATTAAGCCATTGGATTCCGCCAACCGCGAGAAGCGAAAGCGGCATAGTTCTGGGGATTTGATCAAAGTTGTATGGCACACTTGGGCTGTTAATCACATACCCGCCCCCAACATATGTGCCAGAGAAGCTGGAACCTTGAAGCTCAAGCTGGTTTTCGTTGACGACCGTAACCGTCCAGACGCCATTAGCACCCGTAACGCCGCTCACTTCACCAACCAGCACATTTTGACCGGTAATGAAGCCAGAGGTTGTTGTTACCGTGATGCGGATCAAACCACCATTGTTAGTGATACCAGATATATCACGATAAGAAACTGCGTTGGGGTCAGTGCCCGGAAGTAAGTTTAGCCCATGATCTGCCTCGCCGGTCATCTGAGTGACCCGCTGATCCAGCGTGGGCAAATAATCAAAGCTGGTGACAAGGTTCTTGCCGCCAACAATCGGCAAACCAGTTGTGGGGTCAATGTTAATCTGAACAGTGCCAATGACGACAAGAGGCCCAAGAACCGTGCTTGCATAAGAAATCGTGTAAGGATCTCCTGTAGTGCAAGCTGTTACGATAGCCGTCTTATTGAACCCAGCAGGCTGCATCCCGGAGATGATGACCGTGCTGCCAACTGCTATAGCGGGAAAATCGGCTGGCACAGCTAGGGTAAGCGTAGCTATAGATCCATTACCCGTTCCCCGCGTGGGAACTAGTGATGTTCCAGATGTAGCCCGTGTATTGGTTTCCGCAGTGACAAAATCTTGGACGCGAGCATTGATGATCGGTGTGGGGTCTGCGGGAACGACAATGGCTCTAAGCTGTTCTTGCGGAGCATCATAGCAGTCTTCGCAGACCAAAATTTTAAGGTTTTGCAGGGATGCGCCACGCCAGTCATACTGCCACGTAAGGTTTACCCAATTGTAGCGAAACCCACAACGATCACAGATCGCATGAGCCTGCGGGCTTCTTGCGTTCGTTCTGGCTCTCCCGGCTTGTGAGGCGTAACCCATAGCCCCTCCTTAGCGGAAATAACCAGAAATCATAGGCGAGATGTACTGCTGGGCGGTCTCAACATTCTGGGCGGCAGCGATAGAATATGCTTCATCAGCCATTGGCTTGAGCATCATCATCTTGTCAGGAGCCCAAATAGTAGCAAGCCGCTGGGCAAGACCATAGGCAAATGCTTCCATCCAAAGATAGGGGATCTCGACCTGTTGCCCATTTTGAAGGTTCGCATCCTGCAACTGGCGAACCCGATAGTATTTCAGTGACGTTGTTGTCCCATCCGGCACAGGCCAAAGCGTCACTGTCGGGGATAACAGCCTGTCGAACCAGTAAGTCGTGGGGAATCCTTGCTGCTCTTTGTTAGGATACGAAGCAAATTCCGTACGGCTAATCGGTAGAATAAGGCGATCAATTGGCTGTCCCGAACCGTTAACAGTTTCAATGTAGGTGTCCAGCATCACAACAGTGTTACCGTCAACCGGATAGGTGGATGTCCCCTTTACCAGTGGGACAGTGATGAGATCAACCGCCCAGAGGTTTACGCCCTGGTTTGCCCAACGCGACAGCATCATGTTTGCAGCCATACGCGCCGACTGCATGTGTTCTTGCAGCACAGCAGTATTCCGCACTCCAATGAGGTTGTACGAATAAAGTACAATCTCACCAAGAGCCGGATTAAACGCATATGTGCCAGATGTACTCATTAGACCGGCCCAGCCTGAACCACGGTAGCAGTGACAGTTCCCGTGCTGGCCGTGATGTTAATTGAAATTGCCTTGCACGGGATTGTGAACGAACCACCAGTTGAGGCGCTAATGCCGGAAAAACCCGTTGCAACGTACCATGTTGCGCCCGATGGGGTGTACCCAGCAATCATAGGATCATCAAACGAGTATTCAATGTTGAACGTCGCAGTACCAGAAACCAGCTTTGCGCCAATGCCAACATTGAACGGAGCCTGAAAATCATCAACCGCGCAGATGTTGCTGCGGCCTGTACCACTCTGGGTTATAGTTGTAAGTTTCATATTATTTCCCCTTCGATCTTGCTGCCGCAGCATTATCAACTAAATTTGGATAGGGTCGTCCGGCAGCCCTAGCCATTGCTTTAGCAGATTGCTTTTGCTTCCGGTCAAGATGCTTCACTTTAGCATCTTTAGGGGCATCTTTTTCCCAAAACGGTTTATCAACCATGTTAGCAATCCCATTTTCGAAGCGACTTATTGATCCGGCTATCAGGATCAGCAGCTTTAGCTGAACCAGTAAGTTTCCGCTTCATCCCGGTCATTCTAGCACAGAAGCTGTCTTTTCGGGAACCGCCTTCTGGCTGGGGACGCTTAATATCGTGGCCTTCCGCCTTCAAAGAAGCGCGGCCCTTTGCATTAAGCCCACCAGACTCAGACTTGCCTTCTTTGCGCGTCCATGCACCAGACATGGTAATCTCCTGTTAAAACGGGGGCACGAAGCCCCCGTTAGTACCACATTAGATCGGGAGAGACGATCTCAGTAGTGAGAAGACTTGGCGCGCTGTGTGCCGGGGCCACTGGCAGACGACATGACCTTGCCGCCGCTCATACGGGGCTTGCGACCCATATCAGCCTTAGCCTTATCACCCATCATCTTGACGGTCTTGCCGCCGCGCTTGAAGCCTTCGGACTTGTTCTTAGCCTCAGCAGCAACCTGAGACTGACCGCCAGCATAAAAATCGCCGCCAAGAGACTTGTCGGGGTTCTTGCCGGACTGAAGTTTACCTTTACCCTTCATACTAGCCTCCTATGGTTTAAGCGTTCTCAGCTTGAATGTAACGAACAATAATGTCACCCGCGCCAGATCCGGTATTGGTGGATTTGACATAGATGATCACATCGTTGGAACCGGTGTTCGACCAGTTGGCGGTGCGAGTTGCATCAGCACCAGGATTTGCAGAAACCTGACCCTGAGCCATAGCCACACTAGCAACCAGTTCAGTTGCAGTGGCGCTAGTGCCAACACTGAGGGTGTTTGTCGTAGCCCAAGCAGTCGTATTCAAGAACTGGATGTTCAGAATATGGCTGTAAGCTGGGATAACGATAGAAGTAGCATATGCCGTAACAGTACCAGCCTGCGTGATAGTTGCAGTCTGAGCCATTGCGACAAAACCCACGTTACGAATCGTGCCGGGAGTAGTGCCGGTCGTATCAATAACGTCGCCCGCCGTAATGGGGCCAGTAAATGTGGTAGTTCCCATTGGAACCTCCTGCACGAGTCGTCGCGTAGTCTGTGCAGCGTCCGCTAGGCCGGTCTACGCGACTGATTATCCTAGATGAAAGGCGGGGCTTTTAACCCCGCCCATTTGACTTACGAAGTGGGGAACGAGCCCCAAATGCTTCTCCAATTGTAGTAGCCGAACGAGTACCGCTCGTAACCCTTAACCAGAAGGTTATCGGTCACAAAATCGACCTGCATGTCGGATTCAAACTTCACTCGCTCCATGTACGACAGACCGTCGATGTTGGTCAGCAAGAACCAAGCATACTGAGAGGTCAAGAAGTCGTTGACCATGTAGCCGTCAGAGAGGCCACCTGCCGTGCTCATGATCGCATTGACGTCATTGTCCGCAGTACCCGGACGGAGTTCCGTCTTGGTAAGGCGGATGGCGACGGGCTCAAGCTGCGGAGGAATGATGAGCTTGCGACCGCGAGCGAAGATCTTCAGACCAGCCTGGTCCTTGAAATTCGTGCGGATGGAGATCATCGCATTCAGCAGGGTCGACTCATTCAGATCGACAGGGGTCGTCGGAATGTTGGGGACCGTGGTGCCATCAATGGGATGGTCAGACGCGCAAAGAGCCTTGCCGTCGCCGCCAACAGACGCATTATACGTTGTGGCAGTGTTCAGCACGTTCGCGCCATAGATTTCCTTTGTCTGATGGAAAGACTCAATCAGACCAAGATTCGAGGGCATGAACTGCGTCTTGTACAGGTTGTCATCAATCGCCTTGCGGGTGATGGCATAACCAAGAGCGATCTCGGTGTGTTCCTGATTGTAGACGTAACGCTCACCAGCGTTGTTATCAAAGGCAGTCTGACCACCTTCGGTCTTGAGCTGGGCGAGACCCAAGAAACGCATTTCAGCGGTGCGCTCAAGCGCCATCTTGGAGTCATGCTTGTTGAAGATCTTGTCGTACTGCGACGGGATCTGCTCGTACTTGCCTTCAACCCCACGGAGGCCGGGGAGGAGAAGGTCTTTAATCGCTGAGAGATTAACAGCCATTGGTCCTTACTCCTTAAACGCCCACGAGGGACTTGGTGGACACGTTGTTGAAACCAACAATGACGTAGTTGTAGCCACTGGTGATGTCCGTGCCGTTAGCACCCGGAGGCTGGCTGACCAGCGACAGAATGCGGAAGGGCTGGGTTGCGTCGGTGCCAGCAGTAGCCATGTTCACCACAGCAGCAGAGATGCCAGTGCTGGTGTTGCCGGAACCAATGGTGAAACCAACAGTGGTGTTGATCGCGGTCTGCGTTGCGCCAGTCGAATTGGTCTGGGCAAGAAACTTCGCGTTGGGATCATTGATGATATAGCCAATGATTGTGCCAGTCGCCGGGTCCGTACCACCGGGGTAGTAGTTAGACCAAACGGTACGCTTCATGACAGTCGAGAGATACTGACAACCAGCAAAGATGCCAGCAATCTGCGTATCAGAGCTACCGCCAGACGAGCCAGCCTGAGTGATGTAGCCGGTGCTGGTGGGGGCAACGGGGTCGCCAAAGAAGATGTTCGTCGTATTGTAGGCAATGTCTACAGCAACCTGTTCATAGGTCGGCGCAGAACCGGTGCCAGCATACTGACGGAAGCCAAACGGTGCGTTTGTATTCGCCATGGGGGAAGCTCCTTTTATGGAGCAATTTACAAGCTTCACGCCGGGGAAGCCGCAAATCAGAATAAATGAACCATCCGCGCCGGGGGATGGCATAGGCTCATCAGAGCTTGAAATCAAACTTACAATTATAAATTATAAATGTAAAGGGGCCGCATTTAGCGACCCCTCAATTATTGTAATTTTAATCTTTAGGGACCGGAATTGGCGAATATCCCTTAGAGATTTGCGGCCTTACACTAGCATGGTCACGGGTCAAAGTGCCATCAGGGGCAGCGTTAAGCTGTTGTTCTTTAACGCGAACTTGGTTTTGAGCCCGTCTCCGGTCAGCAGCACGGGCTTCGTCCGAAATTACTGCCGGGCGCTGCATTAAAACCATGCCTTTACGCTCAATAGTCGGGTGCGACCCCTGAACAGGCATCATTTCTGGGTGGCGATTGGTTGGAACGTGGTCCCAGCCCATGCGAGCAAGCTGAACTTGGTAAGCCGGATCTTCCTGACCAAGCAAAGTGCGGCGCTTCCACTCATATTCCCATCCGGGAGGAGCTTCGGGGGTCCTAAACTCATCAGTTCCCTCATCCATTCCGCCCAGATGACCACGAATTTCAGCCGCACGGCGCGCAGCAGCCGCTCGCGGGTCATCTTCACGCAAAGACGGCCTCATAGAAGGGCGCTCTGGTGCTGATTCGCGAACAGCAATAGCATCAAGAACATCATCTTGATCTTGCGCTGGGATGGTAACCGGCATGCGAGGCGGACGGCCACGGCGTTTGGTAGAATTTGTAGAAATATCAGACATTTAACTCTCCTTAGTTCATGCGCTGCTTTTGCAGCTCGCGCATCTTGTTCTCATGATACTCAAGAGGCGTGATGCCGCTGATCTTTGCGGCTTCAACCTCTGCGGGGGTCAACCGAATCACTCCTGGACGCTGCGGAGAGTCGATTGGGTTTCTGGACACGGGAGCAGACGGCGGCGAAGAACGACGCTGTTTTGCAGAAGATGCATCCGACATAACGCTGTCCACTTCTGGGATTGAACTGCGCTTGTTGCTAATTCCAAGCCTGTTCTCGACAAACTGAAAATATGCATCAGACTCAGGAGCAATACCAAAATCTACCGCATCCTCATGTGCGCGAGCCATAACCCGGATAGACCGCGAATCAGGCAAATGATCCCGATTCTGCTTCAACCAAGCAGCAGACCGGGGTGTTACTTGATCAATTAACGTGTCTACAGTCAGTTCTCGCGGTGCAGGAGCCTGTGGCTGCATGCGAGGCTGCTGCTTCATTTCTTCGAAACCACGCTCAAGCTGGCGCAAATTCGAAATATTGGAGGTCATCTGCTCTTGAAGATCAGCAGCTTTGTCGTAATCACCAATTGCCATAGCATCACGAAGATTGGCCTTTAGGATTTCCTGATCCCGCTTAACCGAATCAATTGCGCCGCTGACAAGATGCAGATTGCTATCGCTGGCCTCATTATGGGCCATACGAGCTTGCTCATTAGCCTGTTGAGCCAAAGCTTCCGCTTCCTTGCGGGCTTTTCGCTCATCTTCCAGCTTTTTAGTGAGCTTTTTCAACGCCTTGTCGACATCTTTTTCAGGCGCGGGTTCTTCTTGAGCTAATTCACGAACAGGCTCATCAACAAGCTCAATAGTGGGTTCGCCATCCTTTGGAGCTTCTGCCTTTGGGGCATCATCCAAATTAAATTCAATGTGTTCGTCTGTATCAGACATAAGATTTCTCCAATTTACCAGACACGATCAGGTTGATCGACGCGAGCTTTAATGTTCACATCATCAATCATTCGGCACAGGACATTGTTGACGGTAATGCTCCACCCATCTGACGGGCGAAAAACAATCCAGTCATTCTCATTGATTTCGACATCATCAAACCATTCGCCGGAACTATCCCTAAAAGCCTGTGGGCCTTTCTTGATAACCAAGCCAACTTTTGATTGATAACGGTCTTCATCAGTTGTCTGACTGGTAAGGATGATGCCGCTCTTGGTCTTCTGAGGGCGAATATAGACCGCCACCAGTATCTGGTTGTTGAATACTTCAATCGTTGAAAGATCCCCCAGCTCCTTCTTCAAGCTTTCAATAGGATCTGATTCGTGTTCCATAGGCATAAACGGCATAACTACCCCCTACTCTTTGCCATTCGCGATGGCTTCTGCTTCCTCGCATAGCTCCAAAGCCATGCGCAGGCCTTCGATCCTACCTACATGGTGTCGGTAAGACGAAAAGTCAAAACCTGTTATTTTGTAAGAACTTAGGAGTTCTTCTTTAAGGCGATCTATATCGCTATTGATGAGCTTCTTCAGCTCATACTGATAGTATGCTTGATATGTTGTCTTCATGGACCGCCCCCTGCGGTTCCCCCTTTTGGATGGAGGGTGGAGATACGAAGGGGGGTCGTATCTCCACCCAATTTGCAGCTAAAGCGCGCTTCGCTGCAAATCAGTAATTGCCGGGCAACACTTTGGGATGCCGTGATGCAATCTCAGCCTTCTCAAGACGCCCCTCGCCAGAACCAGCGCCAGCGTCCATGTCTTTGTAGGAACGGTAAGCTTTGCCGCCAAATTTGCGTTCGCCACGCTTGGCAATCTCCGTCTTCTCCAAACGGCCCTCACCAGATCCAGCACCGGCATCCATGTCCTTATAAGAACGATAGGCACGTCCACCGGACTTGCGGGGCATGGGAGGCATGCCGGGAGGGCCGGGAGGGCCAGCGGGGCCGGGCATCGGCATAGGCATTGGCATACCGCCGGGAGGCCCACCAGCGGGCGGAACCGGGATCGGAATGCCGGGAGGAGGCGTTGGCCCGCCCATAGGATTAGGGGCCATGTCAGCCGCGCCAGCAGGCTTACCAGCACCAATGATGATATTGATGTTAGTCTTGCCCTTGCCAGCCTTGCCGCCCGTAGCGCGAGGCATGCGGCCACCGGGAATTACGCCGGGAACCTTGCCGGGATAGCCGGGGCCAGAGAATACACCGCCGCCTTCCTTGCGAGCAGTACGAGCCTCCGGCTTCACCATCTTCTTAATCAGGGCCTTGTCTTCAGCAACATCCTCATGGACTTTGCCGCCCTTTTTCATGCCGCGCAGAGGGGACAGTGCGCCCTTCTTAATGCCGGTGAAGTTCATGGTGGAGCCGGGAACGTCACCAACAGCCTGAGCGCGCTGCATCATAGCGTTAGCCCCAGCCATTGGGCCACCAACCATCTTCTTGGCACGGCCACCGGTCTTCAAACCACCAATATGTTTGATACCTTCACGTTCCTGATTGGCATCCTTATCATTGCGGTTGATCAGGCTATTAGCCGTAATAGCTTTTCCACCAGCTTGGCGGGGCTTACGGCCTATGTTGCAAGGAGCCTTAGCACCTTCAACTTTGCCGCCAGATTTGTACGCACGGCGCGAAACTGGACGCATGCCAGTCTTTACATCAGCATTGAGCATCTCAGGCGGCGTCCAAGAAGAAGAGTCCACTTTCTCAAGAGGACGATCAGCAGTAAGGCTTTTAGCCTTTGCTTTCATGGCCGCACGGGCCTGTTTTGCCATATCTGACATGATAACTCCTAGTACCAGGATTACGGGCGTCCCCGTTGGCGCTTTGCCAATTTTGATGCTAACACAACAGCTTGCTTAACAACAGAGCCATCTTTTTTAGGATGTAGTTTGAGTTTGCGGTTGTGGGTATTTGTAATCTTTAATGCTTGATCAACCATCCCCCCAGCAGCCCGGCGCTTTATTTGGACTAGACCACCACGCTTTTCACCGCCGCCACCGTCCCCGCCGTCCCCGCTGCCGCCCTCACCACCTTCGCTTCCGCCTTCAGGCCCACCATCCGGGGCACCTTCTGGACCAGCATCTGGACCA